ATGGATGAACTAGACAATAACAAATTAAAGGCAGAGGATGACGAAAGAGAAGTGGAAAGTGAGGAAAATCAGCGTGGTGAAGAGATCGAAGTAAATGAAGATCGCCTTCCCTCGCGGGCGATGGCGATCCATGAACATATTCGCCAGGAAGGGGAAAAAGAGATGGAGCGCGATGCGCTGGCCCTGCTATGGTCAGCGATTGCGGCCGGCCTGTCGATGGGGGCCTCCCTGCTGGCGAAGGGAATTTTTCACGTCAAACTGGAGGGGATCCCGGGAGGTTTTTTGCTGGAAAACCTCGGCTACACCTTCGGCTTTATTATCGTAATTATGGCCCGTCAGCAGCTGTTCACTGAAAATACGGTCACCGCCGTTCTGCCAGTGATGCATAATCCCACCCTCGGTAACGTCGGTTTGCTGATGCGGCTATGGTCGGTGGTGCTGGCGGGCAATCTCATCGGTACCGCGGTGGCCGCATGGGCCTTCAATTATATGCCTATTTTTGATGAGCCAACCCGTCAGGCCTTTGTCAGCATTGCCGAAGACGTAATGAAAAACAGTCCGACAGAGATGTTCGCCAATGCGATTATTTCCGGCTGGCTGGTCGCCACCATGGTCTGGATGTTTCCTGTCGCCGGCGCCGCCAAAATCGTGGTGATTATTCTCATGACCTGGCTTATCGCCCTGGCGGATACCACCCATATTGTGGTGGGCTCGGTCGAGATCCTTTATCTGGTGTTTAATGGAAATCTGCCCTGGAGCCACTTTATCTGGCCGTTCGCCCTGCCGACCCTGGCGGGAAATATCTGTGGCGGGACCTTCATCTTCGCACTGCTGAGCCATGCGCAGATCCGTAACGATATGAGCAGCAAGCGAAAAGCGGAAGCCCGCGCCCAGGCGGCGGAGAAAGGGAAAAAGGCCGACCGGGCATAAAAAAAGCGCCCTGAGTGGCGAGGGTTTAAGCAGTCAGACGGTATGGCTCTTACTCAGGCGGGCAAAAAACGCTATACTCGTGCCGCCTTGTCCCCTTAGTTAAATGGATATAGTTATAAAACGATTTAATATATTGTTTTATAAAGAGAAATATCAAAATAAGTCACTTTCATTGTACTCGTTTATGTACACACAATCCGTTGACTTTATATGACAGGACATTCGTCATCATTAGGCCAAGCTCGATTGATGACGAATGTCACTACCCCGACAACTGTAACATCATCCAGGGCCTCACCTTCCAGCGCTTCACCGTCTCGTGTAATAAATGCCCGGCCCATAATTTTTGCAAAATCAGTGCCGCCGCCGTATTGAATTAAAACGGTATCTCCTTGCTTTGGTTTACCGGAGACATCGACTACGGTGTAACCAGTTTCTGTCTGAACGAGCCTAGTATTTGGGCCGGTATCGCAGAGTTTATCGACGGTCAGTCGTACTTCTACATAGTCTGCTGCTGGCGACGGAAATCCCACGTTATAGCCCTCCGTTTGGGTTGTATAACTGGAACGTGCGATCATCGCCTTCCTGCGTTGAGACATCCCGGAATGTCGTCACATAGTGCTCTATCCACTGGTTAGCCTGGCGTGGCGACCGGTGCCAGTTAACTTTTGCGAGTTCCCGGATAAAACCGGACGTTGTCACGGTGCGGCGGCCATTAGGCTCAATGACAATTGCCTGACGCCAGGCTATTTCGATATCTGAGTTTCGCGGCATAACTTCACCTCCTTAAACACTGTTTTTATATACAGTAGATTTAATGAAGGATCTGTTCAATACAGGTTACATCTATCAATCAGACGCACCGACGCAACGCAATGATTTTAAGAGGCTGGCAGGTACTTATATAGTGTCTTCACATTCACCCCTATCACATCTGCGATCTGCTGCCGGGTAGCGCCGTTCTCCAGCATTCTGCGGCACTGCTCCACCACATCTTCAGTCATTACCCGGCGACGGCCACCGACTCTCCCCTGCTCCCTCGCAGCGGCTAAACCCGCTCGGGTACGCTCCACTATTAACTCGCGCCCCATTTCAGCCAGGGTGCTCATGACGTGGAAGAAAAAGCGGCCTGCTGGCTTACTTTACCGATGACAAAATGGGTAAACGCTTTACGGCGGCACTGGTCTATGCAAAGGCGACGTTCACCGGGATGGGGCAAAGCCTAGCTTCCCTAAACGGTTCTTTGGCTTCGACAGCACGAATGCTGCGGGCGACACGCTGCCAGAGAGCAGTTTTGTGGCGTCAACGCTGTCTGATTTGTGGCTTTTTTATAATCAGGGTTAGTGCAAAGTCTGAAATAACAAGAAACATCTGGAAACGATGGAGATTTTCTCTGAAAATATGCTGCGCGCAAAGACGCACACAGCAATAATGTTATGTTGTATTTTCCCCCGGCGTGCCTCCGGGGGCGTTTTTTTTAAAGCATATTCACAACGCTTGCCATTCTTCGGGCTATCAACTCTCCGCCAGCGGCATTCGGATGCAGGTTATCCCCGGTATAGAGGCTCAGGTTATAGAGATTTATTCCGCTTTCAGCAAACAAATCGCAGACTGGCACACTGAATAACGCGCACACTTCTCTAATGGCCTGCACGTACTGTGGCAACGTAAAGCCCGCTGAGTTCGCCGCCGGATAAACTGGCTGGCTTTCAAATGCACCACGTTTCATCGGCGTGCTGAACATCACTCGTACCGTTGGTTTCAGGGTATAGATTTTGTTCAATACGAAGAACACGTCGTAATAAAACGATTTAACCGTCGTATCGTCATAATCCGCCCTGGCGTCTGCAATTGTCCCGAGCCGGCGATTTCCCCCATAATCGTTCGTCCCTCCCAGAATGGAAATGAAATCCATATCAGCGATAGTGGTGGCGTCGAGTGAGTTGGCCATCGTTCTGACCCCTTGGCCCGGCACTCCGTAATTGGCGATCTGGCGCATACCAGTTCGGGAGAGTAGGGGCGCAATATAGTTCCCTGTGTTTGTTATGCTATCCCCAAGGAACCCAATTCCTTTCCCCTGCCATGGCAATTCCTGCCCCTGCCCACCAAAAGGAACATATCCAGCGGGTACTGTCTGACCCGGTGAAACCATCAGGCTGTTCAAGCGTGTCAGGTTGTAGACCTGGAACCGGACAAAATACGCATTATCAGGAACAGCATAAGGCGTATTTGCGACCAGGTTCTGGAAGCCACTGAGGAAGGTGCCGTCGGCTTTATAGAAGGCTCCGCCACCTGAACCGTATGTCGACACGAACGAGTCACCCGGAGTGACCATTATCATTGGCGTTGCGAAGTACCCCGGCGAAGATGTTAGCCCACCCGTCTGATAAGAAACACCCCTATCTATCTGGGCGAGTTCGCTGTTATAGAGATTCACCGCCACTTTCTGCAGAGACAGCGCGACCGAGCGTGCTACCGTTAACGCTTTTGTATCAACGTAGCTCGCCGTCGGCGAACCAAACGACAGATAACTGGCCGGGAGTGAGGTGCCTTCAACCATCATCAGCGTGTTTTTAACGGCCAGGCCCGAAACCTGAAACCGGACAAATGCCGCACCAGCTGGCGTGGTAAATGCGGTACCGTTAGCAATGGTTCCGTTTGAAATTTTAGCTTTATTGGCGTCAAAGAATACAGCAACGCCAGAGGCAGCATTCATGATGTATTGCTGTGAAGGCTTGACCGGTATCCAGCCGGTAACAAAGTAGTTAGTCGCGGCATAGGGTGCTCCAGTAGTTGACAGCGCATAATTATCCAGTGCAACATCCTTGTTGAACATATTGCGCACCGCTGCCAATGTACCATCCGCGATCCCCCAGCTGATTGACTGCGTGATTGCGGTGGCTTCCGCCGTAGTCAAGGCACCAAACCCCACATAGGATGACGGCAGAGAGGTTCCGCGAACAACCATCAGACTTTCTTTACCCGATAGCGGCGTCCCCTGGAAACGCAGGTAATAGGAACCCGTCGGCACGGTAAAAGCCGTTGCAGCAGCGACGGTGATGTTTGATGTTTTGCGCAGGTCAGGATCATAGAAACACAATACCTGCGTACCAGAAGAGATGATGTAACTCTCTCCGGGAAGGATCGGGATATAGTCAGTAACAAAATAGCTGGCATTTGCCGTCAGACTGCCGTTAGTCGAGAGCGCATATCCGTCGTTAGCCCGATTTTTATCAAACAGGTTTCGTACCAGAGCGTTCGAACGTGAGCTAATATCAATTGCCTGCGCCAGGGCAGTTCGTTTGGCGGAGAAAGGGTCGACCAGACCGGCCCCGACATAATCAGCCGGAACAGTAGTACCTTTAAGCAGCATCTGAGCATTCTTTCCTGTGCTCAGAGTCTGCGAGAACCGGATATAATGCGTCCGGGCGGGCGTGGTAAATGCAGCACCAGCGGCAGCACCGGCGACATAGGAGATAAAGGCGCCCTGAAAATCATAAAAAGCTAGTTGCGAAACGTTAACGGCGAACACGTACTGCGTGTTACCCAGCGCGGGGATCATATCGCTCACATAATATGCGGCATTGGCTACCAGAGAACCCGTTTCCCCCACAGCAAACCCATCCGTAGTCCGCTCTTTGTCGAAATAGTTAATGACCAGTGAGCCGCGCCCTACATCAGAATAAATCTGCCCAGTCACCGCACTGACAGAATCCAGATATGACTTAGACGGCATCTGCCGCCCGGTAGGCTGCAACGTCCCGCCGTTGTTGATTACCTCAACAGCCAGCGCGCTGTCGTCCGGGCTACGGTAGTACGTGGTCGAGCCCACCGGAATATTCGCGATATCTGCCTGTGCAGCCTCCAGCGTTTGATACTGCTTACTGAGCGGGATGATGTTTTGCCGAACTTCGTCATTCTTAACCATCATCTTGCGCCAGGTATCGAGCGGTTCGCCTGCGCGGTCGTTAACCGTTCCGGCCGGACCGTTAACCAGTTCGTCAGCGCGCTTGACGTTATCCAGGAATATTTCAGGCGTCGTCGTTCCCAAAGGCGGGTTAAGTTCGGCCATGTTTTTTGCTCCAAAAAAGGCTTCGCCCAAACGAGGGTTTGAGCGAAAGAAAAGTTGAAAGGGATTTTTTGGTATTAAGCGACGTCGCCGGGGTATGTGGCGTCGTCGTACTGGTAGAAAATTTCTTTATATTCAGGTGCAGTAATCTGACAGTTGCTGTCACCTGATGGGGCAACCTCCTGGACTATCCCATGCCGCGCACCCTTTTCACTGTCGCAGAACAATAACTTCGGCGGATCAATATCTGGGTCATCCATTATCCAGTCATCCGGATGCAGGTCGTCGTTGTACGGCACCGTCAGCGTGAAATCATCTACCCGTTGCGGCGTGAGCATTCGCGATGATGGTCGACCGTCCTGAAACTGTATCCAGCAGCGAGGATTCGCGTAGCTCCAGTCCAGTGGCTCCGTGACGTGCAGCGTGATTTCCTGGAAGTCGTAAATCATCGCGTCAATCAGGCAACTTTGGGTTTTCCCGGTTGGAATGTCGTCGGACAAAATGATGTGATCACCGAAGTCATGACACCATCCCAGCATCGAAGTCGTAGCCGTATACGTTCGGCGTTGGTGGAGATATTTCATTAACCGACGCATCCCGATACGCCAGGCGCGATCTGCAGTCATGGCAACATCAATGGTGTATGCCTCCGTTTTGCGCGGAAAAGGATTTTCCGGCGTCCGGCACTGTACGGTTTCCTCCGCCCAGGTCACAGGGTTGATATATTTCACATCCACGCCATCAAAATCATCCTCCGACGGGACCCTGAATGACGTCTGCATTTCCTCCACGGTATCCTGAGGAGTAATGATCCCTGTCCAGCTTTTGACGCCCTCTCTCCCGACAGAAAGCAACCCGTCAGACAGCAGAAAATACCCCATGCCAGCCTCGGCTATTTTGTCGAAAATATCCTTTGCTGACGTGCTGTCACTGCTTGCCTGGTGATCAAAATATTCTCCCCTTGGCGTCCAGTAGGTAGCCTCCAGCGTACTGAGCGCCGCAATGTCGATCTGGTCGTCGCGATATCCCAGACTGCGGGCAAGATGCAGGAACGCACCGCTGATTGTCCTGTCACCACCGCCATCATAATTTCGTGTGGCGACAACACTCACACGCTTGTCTGACTGCGCCGCCAGCTGGCCGCCAGTTTCAACCGTGATCCCTATTGTTGATATCCCTGCGTAGGAGGTCGGACGGGAAAGCAAACGACCTCTGAGCGCCTGCCAGAACATGCTGTCTCTCGCGTTGTTGCTCCCCTGCTCGTTACGGCGGCGGCATCGAACCTCCACCAGCCCAGGAGAGGACAGATCAAAACGCTCTGTAAAACCGAGGCCATTAATGTTTTTAAGCGCGTAAACCCCCGGCTTACTCGTCCACCCTGATCCGGAACCATAAACGCGATACTGGATTTCATACTCGACATGGCGGACCCGCTTATTCCCGTTGTTCTGGAACCCGCAAATTCCGTTTGGGAAAGCAAAGTTGACCTCGAAGGCATCCACAACTTCATTTTGCGGGCAGGCCAGAAAGGGGCCGAGCCAGGTTTCATTATCGTTAATACCAGACGCGGCAAAATCCACGACGGTTCTGGTCATAAAGCCTGACCAGGTGCTGTCAACGACACCGTTAACCACACGCTGTACGGTCGCAGAGGGGCCATCAGTAGACGCTATCTGGTATTCGTTGCCACGGTGCGCCAGGGAAATCCGCTGGGTGCCTTCCGGCAATCCGGAAAAGGCAGTGCCAGAATCGTATGCCAGCGTCACGCTGGCTGTTACCGCAGGGCTTCCGCCGCTGGATGCTGTACCAGCTGTAAATACCGGGCTGTCGCCAAATACTGACGCAGGCAGGAATGATGACGTAATGGAACCGCCACGCCAGGGGCTGGAGATCTCCACGATACGTATCACGCCGCCACCATCCTGAGCAATGAGCCCCGAACCATTCAACCCACCGTTAATCGCTGCGAGCAAGCCAGACATTGTGCCGTAGTTGGCGACCAGAGATATGGTATAGGTGATACCCTGCCAGGTCAGAGCAAAGGTCTGGCTGGTTGTCGTAAAGTCATACGTTGACGGCGACGCACTGGCGCGTAATACCGCAGTCGCTCCCCCTGTTCCCGGAACGGCGTCCTGGTGAGGGGTATACGTGGCGATCTGCAGGTCATAGTCAGTACCGTTAAACGTTAGGGTGACAGGCATTCCGCTGAATGGCGCGATCTCTGACACGACGTCGCCTGTCAGCACGTTAAAACCGCCCTCGATGGATACCTGATAATTCACTGGCGCTTTCAGGGTGACAATTGCACCGGCGATCCAGCCAGGAGGAAGTTTGTTCTCATCCTCGTCTTCATCATTATCATCATCGACATCGAGGCCAGAAAACGAGACAGAGGCACCGCTGACGGTCATGGCATCAGCAACGATATCACTGGCTTCAGGGGCAGTCTGAGCCATATCGAGGCCGCTGCCGCTCGACGTTCCCCCAACTTCCGTTGAGTTGAACCATATCTCACTGCGACGATCCCCGGCCACATTATCGCCAGGCCCATAGCTGGTATATGAAAAGCCCTCGCCTAAGGTCAGCGCCGGAGTTTCTCCTACCCGAAAATCCCCACCGGTATAGGAGAAACGCCCATATCCAAGGCAGACAAACATTTCGACCGTCATTCTGGTGGGATCAGCGGGGTCGAATCGCGTTACCGGCTGCACCAGGTAATCCGGGTATATCCGGTTTCGCCCAAAAGCTTCCCTAACGGGATCGCCAAGCTTCGCTGTATTGGCTTTAGCCGGATTCAGATCCAGCGATGAAGCGTTACTGGATGAAAAGCCACCCAGCTCTGGTTTTGGGGCAAAGAATAATGCATAGGCCGTAGACGCAATGGATACGGCCACCGAAACCCACGCGGCAATTTCAAGCCCCGTGCCATACGGAATGGGATATATCCGCACGTCGCTGTCTGGCCGCAACAAACATAACGGCCATTCCGCCGGGGGGACTGCCTGGCCGTTCAGCTCGATCACGACAGGATGAGTTTTATCCTGTGAATAGCTCGGGACATTTCTGCTCATCCACTCATGCAGCGTCAGCACACCATGCTCGTGCGTTTCAAGGGGTTCACCCGGTAGCCGGGACGGGTAAAACTTTATCGTCATTGCCAGAACTCCACGCGGTTAAAGCGACGGATAAATCGCGACAGTGGCAGAAACGTAACCCCCGAGCCTGGATTGCATTCCGCGACGTGCAGCTGGTTATCGAGCATCACAACGATCCCAACATGGGAAACCGTTGAACCCGAATAGCAAGCCACTCCGGCACCTTCACAGGGTTCACAACGTTTCAGCGTAAGCATCAGCTTTCTCGCTTCCCGGTCGAGGCCCCCGCCTTCTTTGGTCACACCTGCAAAATCCGGCCATTCAGGTAGCCCCAGGTCGCGACGTATCTCATTTACAATGCCGAAGCAGTCGAGCTGCGGATATACGCGCCCGCCCTTCAGCCAGATGACTGAACGGTATTTATCAGGGTTAAACATATTTGCCTCAGATTAGTAACGTAAGCCCGGATGCTCGGCGAGGTTGTAACGTTTACGGGGCCAGGCTGTTTTGAGGACATTCATATAGCCTGCCGTGACCTGAACTGCTGTCGGGGTCCAGGAGCCGGATTTGATATCGAGCGTATACGGTGATGATGCCGGAGCAGACAGATCAGATGAAATGTACCGCCGGAATGTCAGAGTAGCTGATTTCATTTCATCCAGAATTTTATCGATCGCCTCTGAAACCCGTCCGTCAATATTGCTGATAGCAAACTTTAAATCCTGTGTCCCGTCGGCGTTCCTGGCTGGTAAGGCGATATCTATCGCGCTGGCATCAAACGTCACCGGCTGACCATTTTCCAGCGTCACTGAAACGTCATCCCAGCCACTGGTCAGCCAGTAGTTATCATCGCCTGCGGATATCTGCAGCGTATCGTGAATAACCTCCGATCCGCTGCTGGCATATAGTCGCTCAAGAATTGTCATGCTTCGGCCACTCTCTGTTTAGCGCAATATCCAGTAACGACTGGCCCGCCAGCCATTCCGGGTAATTTCCCCAGCCTGAAGGCGGTAACGGGCGCTCCCATAATTCCAGCGTTGCGCTGTACTGCCAGTATTTTGGCGCGACCAGCGTCGGCCCTTCGTAAATATCCACGAACCTTGCTTTATAAGGCTTTACCCCGACTGGAGTCTGGAGTTTCAGATAGAACCAGGACTGGCCATCTTTAAGCGCATCCCTGAAAAACGCCTCAAACACCTGCGCCAGAGCATCAGTTTTAAAAATCCATTTAACCGATGCCTGGGTGGGTGTTGAGGTATATCGCCTTCGTTGTTGAGCGCGACCGGACGTCATCTCCGTTCGCAGCAAAGGTGATATGGGTTTAAACCCGTACCCGTCCATAAGCGGCATGGGCAGGTATTCGTCCGGGTAGAAAATATCTGCCATGAATATTCCCTCCGGGCAGGTTATCGTGGTTTTTTGGGCTGAAGGTTGGAGTAAAGAGCTCTACCGAAGGCATTTTGAGGATTGTTTACGTCGCTCGTCAGTTCAGATTTTATCTGTTTAGCCAGGCGGCGGCCGTGGGCATCCAATGTCTGCATCATCACATCATCCGGTTTACCAGTGAGGTGGTAATTGACGTTGATGTCACCAGTTGAAAGAAGTTGTCTTTCCTGCTGCTGCCTCGCAGCGTTCTGTACCGCCGGCGATTCCCGCCCAACAGCTTTGACCCCCAGCGAACCATCAGCACCACGGGTAAGCGGCATGATGGCTTCCGGCCCGGCCTCGCCGAATACACCCGCACCTTTCGCAAACGCAAAATATTGGGGAGTGCTGTAAACACCATTGCTGTAGGCAGAAAGTGACGGAGAATCGTAAACGCCTCCGAGAGCGTTAAATGAAAAATTAGCTCCCGCGCTTTGAATAGCGGTACCACTACTTGCCGCACCGCTGGCACCGCCAAAAAGACTACCGAACAACCCACCCGCTCCGCCGCCAAATGACGCCATAATCGCTTTAGTGATCAACGCCTGTGTTGCCATCTGGATCAGCGTCTTAATCACCGTTTCGCCCAGGGAAGAAAAAATATTCGACATCCCATCTTTAAACGAAGCAGCGCCTGTCAGGACGTTTGTCAGGTTGTTGGAGATAGAGTTAGTGGTGGCATCCAGAATCTCGCTGGTTGCAGTGGCAGCCATTGAACTCAGATCAGAAGCCTGATCGGCATAGTTCATCAGGGAATCGCTGATCCCCGCGCGCCAGTCTGACTGCTGTTCATCGGTTTTTTTGTAATACTCCTCCTGAATATCCAGACGTTCGGCAAGCGCTGTTTTAAGCGCTTCCGTTTGCTTTTTATACAGGTCTTCGGAAATCTGCCCACGACTGAAATCACGCTGTAAGTCACGCTGCTGCCTGAGAAAATCAGCACGAATATCCGCCATTTCCTTCATTCGGTCACGGGCTTTATCCCCCTGTCCCGCGCCGAGGAAATCGATATTCCCCCTTTCCCGGGCGGCAGCATTACTGTCGGCCAGACCTTCGCGGAATGTTTTTAACTGTTCAGCGATATTTTTCTGATCAATAAGCGCCGCATTGTGCAGCAACGTTTCCTTTTTGGATTTTTCAAGCGAAGATAATTCCCCCTGAGTAACCTGATATTTCATCTTTGCCAGTTCAGTGTTTTGGCTGGAAAGAGCAATTTGCTCCCGTTGCTGTTTAATCAGCCGGGTATAGGTATCTTCGGTTTTCTCCGCCTCGGTTTTCCCATGCCTTCCTTTTGGCTTGGGTTTATTTTCCTGGTTGTTTCTCCATTCATTCAGGCCGTTATTAATCAACTCCTGCCGTCCGGTCTGAAACTGTGGGTCGTTAGTTAACCCCAGGTCATCCGCAGCATAACCCAGTCGTGCGCGCTCTTTGTCCTCACCTTTGAGTTTTGAAAGCGCCAGATCACGACGGCTTTTTTCAAGTGCAGCCGTTTGCTGGGTTGTGAGGTCTACCTGCGGTAAGCGTAGTGGTGCGTTTACCAGCCCCTGCCGGGCCATGAGGAGATTATTTCCGAGACCCAGCAAACGGTTAAATTCAGTATGCTCACCGTTCATCATTAATAACGATTGATATGCTGAATTCTGTTCTGCGGCCTGCTGCCGGATTAATGCTATTCGCCTGTTCTCTATCCCTTCCAGTACCGACTGGATCGACTCAGACTTAGCCTGCATCTGAGTCAGCCTCTCCTGTTCAACGGCCAGAGCGGAAGTCGCTTCTTCCAGACTACGGGTGACCGTTTCAACCGAAGTAAGGTGGTTTATCATGAAACCGCCACTGGTTGTCGGCCCGGGGTTGGACAGAACATACTGATAGCCCGCGATCTCTTCCTTCAGGCTTTTTACTTTTGATGCCTGTGCATCAACAAGACGGTTTTGCTCCTCCAGCGCCTGACGGGTTTTGGTCTCATTATCAGAAACTTCGGGCAGGGACATTGATTTTGTCTTTTCACGGACTGCATCAATGGTGTTTGCATATTCCTGAGCGGATAATCTGGCCTGTTCCTGATTCTGGTACATCGTGTACCAGGCACCGGCACCAAGCAAAACAAGCCCTGGAATACCGCCAACGAGGCTTAATGCTCCACCCATGAGCCGGGAACCTACAGCAGTAACCGAGTTCAGCGCAGTCTGAGCGGATACTCTGGCCTGAATATTACGGTTAAGTGACTCCTGCGCCAGTGAGAGCCGTTTTTCTGCGGCGGCCTGCGCGTCTGTACCCCGCGCCGCTGCCAGTGCCTGCTGAGCACGATAAACTGCAGCACGCGCGCGAGCTGTCGAAACCTGCGTCCCTCTGACCTGGGCTTCAGCTAAAGCTACTTCACTTTTTGCAGCATTAATAATCCCAGCCGTTGCAGAGCTGGCACCAAGAGCCATATTTCCCAAATATCGGGCTGCACCAACGGCAACAAGCGCTCCGGCAGCAGTGGCGACCTGATCAATATTGTTGGCTACGCCATCAAGTAATCCGGTTAAGGTATTTGTCGCGCCACTAGCTTCATTAGCTCCACCGACCCATTGCATAAAAGCGTTTTCAACTTTTGTTGCCGACGATGAAACTGTCTGCGGCAATTCACCATATTCATTCCGTAGCTTACCAAGCTGGCTGATGAGGGCTGGCACTACTTTATCAATGGTTAACTGCCCCTGATCCGCCATAGATTTAAGGTCTTTACGCGCAACCCCCATCCCTGCCGCAAGCGCCCGTATAACCCTGTCGCCGCTCTCGTTGACGGCATTGAATTCTTCACCTCTCAGCACGCCCTGCGCCAGAGCCTGGCTAAACTGAGTGATGACCGAACTGGACTCCTGAGCATTCGCGCCAGAAAGTTTTAAACCAGTAGAAATAGCCTCAGTAATATCCAGCACCTGGCTGGAGCTGTAACCATATTCCCGCATTGAGGCTGCTGAACGGGAAAATAAATTAGCGTTGTCAGAAAAAGATGTACCCGTTTTCTGACTGATATCCATCAGCTGTTTTTGAGAGCTGGTAAAATCATCAGTTGATTGAGATGCCTGTTTTAGGCGGGCGTTTACTGAATTCCATTCATCAGCCAGGGCTATTAAATGCCCCGTAGCAAAAGCACCAGCAAATGCCCCGGTTAACCCCAGTGCGGTAGCCTTTGCTGACTCCATCTGGTCAGTTAGCTCAGCAACAGAACGGCGAGTTTCCCGAACTGAAGCCGCAGCCTGCCTGCCGCCATTCTGCATTGTCTTATAATAATCAGCCCCCATACGTGACGCGCGGGCTATCTCGGTCTGGAATGACTGAGAGTTAGCAGAAACTTTAATGATAAGTTCACGCAGGGTTGCCATTTCATTTCCTCAGAAACAAAAAACCCCACATTGTGGGGCTTTTTTATGATTTCAATATTATTAAATTAAACCAGCTTTTTTCCTTGCTTCTTCCAGATAATCTTTTTCTGGTTCCTCTTTTTTATGAGCAAGTGCAATCAGAAGATCAATTTGAGCACTTTGCTTTTCAGAGATTTCTTTAAGCATAGCGATCTGATCATTAGCTCTTACGCTTCCTCTGTTCAGGAAATACCAGATAACAAGATCAATAAGGCGAGCAAAAACAAATAATAATATCCAGCCAGTAGTAGTCATTTAAAGCACTCCGTGTGTCAAAAAAAAACAACATAACACCTGTTATGAGTGGCATCCACACGAATTATTACTGGCTATGCTGACGCAGCCAGAAGCGCCGCTTCCAGCCCTGCAAAGGGATCGCCGCCGTCGTTTACCTCATCTTCTTCTGTGCTCCACTGAAGCTGAGCCTCTTCAATGGTGACTTTACCGCCCTGCGCCCCGTAAACCGCTGATACCAGCTGAGCATTGAGAATATCGCCACGGATATCACCGATCGGGCTGATACGATCGTATTCAGCCCACATCCTGAATTCGCCGACCGTCATGGTTTGTCGCAGTTCGCCCAGCGTGCGGCCCATCCGGAGCGCCAGCGCCATCAGGAACTGCATGCCAGGCATTTTTACTTTGCTTTAGCATCATCCGCGTCACGAATGAGATCAAGTGCCTGCTTCAACAGCCGGGAATGCACAGGGCCATAGATCGCTTCAACCTGTTCGGTGTCATCGACAGTAAAGACGGGCTGCAGGTCGGTATCCAGCAAAATATCGATGAAAAGCGTGACGTCGGCCCGCATCGTGCGGAAGGCTCGTTCTGAAGGGGTCAGTTCTGGTGCCTCCTGGGGCTCCTGCCCTTCCGGTAGTTTGGGTGGTTCCGGGCTGGCAATGCCCTGCCAGCGAATCCAGGCTTCTGCTGATGGCTCACGAATGATGACTTTGGCGTTATCCCACTCCGGAACGGAGACTTCTTTTTTACGAAAGCCCGCCATCGGTGCCAGTGCCAGTGCTTTAAGACTCGGTTTTGACATTAATTTTATCGCCGGTCTCCCGGCGCTCCGTTAATTGATGGTGACAGTGCAATCAGAAGAAGTGATCACAGTGCCATCGGCATCAGTAACCACGCAGGAATAAACCCCGGCATCACCGGATACAGCGCTGGCTTTCGTAAACGTTGCGCTGGTCTGGCCGCTGACCGTCGAGGTGCCCTTTTTCCAGGCGTAGGTATAAGGTGCCGTACCGCCCTGGACGACCACGCCCATGGTCAGGGCGCTTCCTGCCGCGACCGTTTGGGACGCCGGAAGGTCAGTAGCAAAAGACAGGACTCCTGGGGCGTTAATATTGGTCGGTTTGCCTTTCAGACGCAGCGAGAACGTTGCAGCAACAACACCGTTGGTTTGAGAATCCCAGGTGTGCTGACGTACCTCAGCTCGCATCAGGAATCCATTACCAGACGGGAAAATAACCTTAAATCCATAAACCCCGTCGTTATCGTATGCTGCACGAAGTGCATCCTGCGCCGGGTTGCGGTAGAAGTTACCGGAAAGTGACATTTCAGACGGAGCAGGAAGGCCGTTGATATTTTCCGTTTCATCCGAACACAGCACTGTCACGTCAATATCGTTTTTCTGACCAGCGGTAAAGCTGGCCTGTTTGATAGTGCAACTCAGGTTCAACCAGGTTGCCGTATCCAGCTCTGCCGCAGTGACCGGCACAGAGGTAATCATTACTACCGTTTTTTGGGCACGTTCAAATAGTGCTGACATCGCAGCCTCCATAAATGAAAAAACCGCCAGCGGCGGTCGGATTGGATTGGTTTTTGTCAGGCAATAACCGTTATTTCGAGAGTTGCCCGATGAAGATGGGTTGTCGTGTCGTAGCCAGGAATTTTTGTCACCTCGACAGGTGAAAGAACCTGCAGGCGAGCCAGGGCGTCCAGGCGTAACGCTCTGGCTTCGTCATTCGTTTCAGCCCATACATCAACCTGAATGCGCAGTGTCGACTCTGCCTGGCCGCAGAAAACATCCCCGGCAACATCAGTCGGTATCGAGAAAATGACATAGGGAGTGGAAACTGCAGGAAGTCCGTCGCTGCCTAGCGGCACCACATACGGATAAACCCGCCCGTCAGCCAGCGACGACAGCAGGTCATAGAGATCATCCTCTGTCATTTTGATAACACCTCATCGATAGCCTGATTCATCCGCTGCATCGCCACCTGCGTAGCTTCTTCCATGCGGGTATCAAAAGCAGGGCGAACAAACGGATGTGCTGGCGCAGTAGATGTTCCCAACTCCACGAAGCGCCAGTAAAACGCATTCCGCTTGTTGCTGGCCTTCATTGTATTGTCGCTGTTCCCCGTTCGCGGGTTAACGCCACGAATATGCACCCCAGATGAAATTTCACCGCGACGGCGACTTTTCTGGGTGACGACAACAACGTTTTTCTTCAGTTTTCCGGATTTCTCAGGAGCGCGATCAATCACCTCCTCGCGGAGCAATTCGGCACCAGCACGGGTCGACTCCCGGAGAACTTTATTATTTTCGGCCTTGCTGAGCGTTTGCAGATCGCGGGCAATATCCTGCAACCCGGAAAAATCCAGATTCACATCAATCATTTTTCGGTCCCCTGTTTGCAGAGAATTTCCAGCCGGGTACCTTTGATATCCGGAACCGGAGGGCCGGTAACGTTAAGAACGGCACCTTTAAACGGGCCGGTGCGTACCTTCAGGCGGGAAGAAGCTGAGATATCTGTACGAAAACGCACCCAGACTCGAATGGTGGCATCGGCACGCTCAGCGCCAGCGGCTAAAAGTTCACGACCGCTTATACCCTTAACCTCGGCCCAGATGGTTTTCCCATCTTCCCATTTTTCAACCGGCTGACCTGAAGGCGTTCTGGAGGTTGTGAAGTTTTGAATGGTGACCCGGTGCCGTAATCGCCCTGCCTGCATAAGTCCCCCTACGTCCCAGGAATTTTTCGATGCTGTTCCAGAATTGATTTAACGCCGAACGGAATAGTATTAACGCTGTCGCTACTAACAGGCTCCCGGTTTTCATACCAGTGCGAAACCAACAGCATCAGGGCCAGTTTGATATCGTCCTCGATTACCAACCCGTCAGGGTCGTCGTCTGGAACAGCGTTATCATAAAGACGGCAATTTGTGATTTTTTCAGCGTGCTTCAAGGAGGCATTGAGGTAGAGAGTTAACATCACATCCTCTGTATCGTCATCGCTGTCGATATGGCACTGGTAACGAAGCTCATTTACAGAGGGCTTCATTTGCCTTCACCCCGCTTATTACCGACTTTAGGCTTAACAGTTGTTTCAGTTTCCGGTTGTTCAGTGCCGTCAAGAATCCCCATTTGAGCAGCAACCTCAAGAGCGCGCTCAGGAAGTGATCCAGCCTCATATTCACCGGCGGGAATGTTTATGATCTGAATGCCATCAGGTGACCATTTCAGGTCTTTTTTCAGCAGCATAATGACCTCCATAAGAATGGGGCCGAAGCCCCATCAGATTATGCGCCAGCACCGATCTGCAGCAGTTTGATGGCCTGAGAATCGGCAAGCATTCCGCCGGTACGTTTGGTGGTGTAGAAACCAACAAATGGTTTGTTGGTGTACGGATCGCGGAGGATGCGGGTACCAATACGATCAACGATGGTATAGCCACGTTTAAAGTTACCGAACGCAATGGCTTTCGCATCTGCTGCGATATCCGGCATTTGCTCATTCTCAGCAACACCATAACCTGCCAGAGAAGAGGGTTGGCCCAGCTCAAGGCCCGGACGCCAGAGATAGTTACCCTCGGAGTCCTTCAGAATGCGAACGGCAAACAGGCTGTTGTTGTTCATCATGAATTTAGCACCGTTGCGATGAACCTTGCGCAGGGTGTAGACCAGTTTGATAATCGCATCGGCAGTCACACCCGCCGCCGCACCGGAAAGAATGTGCTGCAGCGTGCCAAAGGCACGGGTTTTATCGTCCTCCAGAGTGGAGGCGTAGGCCAGGAAGCCTTTCGGTTTTTTCGTACCGTTACCGCTGGTAAAAGCGATTTCTTCCTGTTCGGAGAACTCAACCGCCAGTTCGCTGTTGATCCAGTCCTCTACATTGAAGAAGGCATCATCCAGCATCGTTTGGGTTGCCTGAGGGTTTCCGTAGATTTCACCCATGAACGGTTCAATCTGACCGAGTTTAGACGCATCAGTAGCCGGACGGGGATCGGTTTCACCGACCCAGCCGGAAGCGGTGCCGCCAAGGTTAACCAGCTTTTTATAGTTGGCACCGCCAACAGTGATAGTTGTGGCCTCCTGGCGCATCACTACTTCATCTTTCAGAAGATTAAGAATGGTGCGGTCCAGCTCTTCCGGGACAGCATATCCGCCGTCTTCATCCACGCCAACCTGCAGGGCTTTACGCTCCAGATCACGCAATCCGTCATCCTTACCCTTGCGCATAAAGTCGATGAAAGCGGTTTTGTGCTCGGTTGCGGCCTTGCTTTGAGTGCCACCAGCTGGACGTTTAACCTGTTTAAGCTCATCCTCCAGCGCGGTTTTAAGCTGATCCAGTTCGGTCAGCTTGCCGTTAAGTGTTTCAACTTCTCCGGCCAGCTTGCCTTTTTCAGCTTCGATAGCTTCAATGCGCTTATCATTTTTCGCTTTAAAATCATCGAATTTTTGCTGCAAATCCTGCGCGACCTGCTCAACGTCTTTAATTTCGACTGCCATAATTCAACTCCTGATTAAAATTTGATGTTTTTCAGTGCATCCAGTGCGGCATCCACACCATCAGCGTCACGCTGAGAGAGGTTGCCATAGCCCCCGGCCATGAATGCTTTGGCCTGGGTGCGGGAGAGCCCAACATCGCGCAGGACCCGTTCAATACTTTTCTGGGATGGTGTTTCGCCACGGGCAAACGCGCTTTTAACATCGCTGACCCGCGCCTCGTCATTCGACGGAAACGTTACGGGACTGACCTCCCAAAGGTCGATTTCCTTTAGGAGAAACACGCCTTTCTCACGGTCGTATTCCCAGTCTTTGAGCATGTAACCAATAGAAAGGCCGGTTAAAGAACCGGCCTTCATGTGGGCATACGCTCGCTTTGAAAGAGGATCATCATCAATGAGTAACCGGCCTTTGACATATAAGCCGACGTCATCCTCTTTCATTTCGGTATAAACACCGATAGGTTCATCCATCTGATGCTGCCAGAGCATAGCTGGCAGCGCGTTTTTCTCCCGCCATGACTGAAGCGATTTACTGAAAGCGCCGGGAACAACTACATCGTCGTAACTGTCCTTAACGCCAAACACAGAGCCATAGCCTTCAAATTCCCCGCTGTCGCTGACAGACTTTAGCTTCAGCGGAATATCCAGCCGCTGTTTAGTCATCGGCATCATGTTGTTCCTCGGTTGTTTTGCTCTTATTGCTGTCAGACGGTTTGGTCGTCATATTCATCGGCGTCAGATAAACGTCACCGCCAGAGCGTGGGTTCATATCCTCCAGTTCACGGCAGTCATTTGGTGAGTAAATGCCCCAGTTAATACCGGTTGAATACGATTCAAATCTTGATTTCATATCCCCACGCAGCAAAGCACCGGCATTAAACTTGGCATAATAGGTGCCCTGCTTCGATTCCTTCACCAGCCCCACGTTGATTCGCTGCTCAATACGGGTCATGTACGGAACGAGTGAATAGTTGATGAAGCCAATGCCAAGGTTTTCAATATTGTTGAAGGTGGCGCGGTCAGTGTTCTGCACCATATGCATCGGCACCCTGTACAGGCGGCAGACTTCCTCCAGCTGAAATTTTCTGGTCTCAAGAAACTGGCTGTCTTCGGCGTTGAGTCCCATCGACTTCCAGTCAAGACCCATTTCAAGAATCATCGGACGATGCGCATTGCTGAGCCCAAGGTGGCGATCTTCAAAATCTTTTCTCAGCCGTTCATAGGCTGCATCAGTCAGCGTTTGCTCAGTACGGAGAACGCCAGAAGTGACCGCGCCATTTGCGAACAATCGGGCGCCGTGTTCTTCTGTCGCCATACCCAAAGAAATGGCCTCCCTTGCGTATGCGATTGGGTTCAGGCCCACCAGCCCGTCAAAGGTCAACGTCCTGACGTGCCAGATATCATCCTGACCCAGCACATCCGTAGAACCATCAGGGAACGTGACCTGATATACCGGTTGCCACTGACTGTTAAGCTTAGGGTCAACGCAGCCCGGATCAATGGGTAAAAGCTCGACCACTTCACCCAGCGCTTTGACCTTGTAGGCATAAAAATTACCGCGCAGGCAAAGACACACAATGACCAGCTCCCAGAACTCCTGGGGGGTCATATAGTCATTTGGCTTCATGGTCAGTAATTTATGCAGCCTTTCAGAGGTCGCTTTTTGCTTGCTGTTACCAGTGATTTTGTACAGGTTGCAGGGAAGCATCCCCATAGACTCAGCCAGAACTCTTATGCAACCAAAGACTGCTGTAAGTCGCATCGCTTTCTGGCTGCTAACGCGCTTTCCAGTGTAGGTGTCGTAAGTCATCCCTACAGCTTCCGCCAGTTCCGCTGGCGTCGTGACCGATGCGGTGCTTTTCGTAAACATTCCGGGAAAAAACATTAGCCACCCTCCCCGGATTCAATTTTCCAGTTACCGGAAAGGGAGCGGGATACAAGCCATGACCAGAGCAGGCACAGAATACCGCCAGTAATGTAGCCAGCAGGGGGGTAAATAACCCAGGCACCGAATGAGAGCAGAATAGCCCCCAGCACACCAACAAGTGGCGCGAGTATCATCAGGATCATAATTGCCTCTTAAAGTGAGCGCACGCCATAGCTTTCGAGATGATTTGAAAGGGTTTCTTCCTTTTCAAATAACATTGCCCGTCCAATCGCCATAATCAGAGCAACAGCCCCATCTATTTTATTTTCGTTTTGCTCTTTAATTGGCCGAACAACATCATCATTTCCAGGCAGGTGCTTACCCACCACGTTTGAAATACACCAGGTCATTATCGGATTACCGTCATGATGAAATCGACCGGACTCTACAGCGGCCTCAAGCTCTTTCATCGGGTCAGACATGTTGGTGTAGTTCTGGATAATGGTTATAGGGTTGAGCTGTTCATCAGCAAGCTGATGAGAAAGGTTTGTTGCACCGTGCGGGTCAATTGGGCTTTGTTCAACCGGAGTTTGCTGATTATCACGCTTGGCATCTTCAAGTATTACTCGGTAATCAATTTCCGCACCATCAGTCACGGTGATATATCCTGCTTCAACCCATTTACGGTAACGCTCAGCGGTGCGGTGATCGTCAACATCGTTGCTGTATACGGTGTCATACGGAACATAGAAGCGCGGAGATATACAGTAATAATGCCGTTTCCCATCTATTTCACGGGTAAATAGCCGAACCTTAGAGTTCATATCCAGCTTGCGCGCAAGGTCAAAAGACAGAATGCAGGGCTGTCCTTCAAACTGCTCAATGGTGAGCGTCTCATCCTCACATTTTCGCCAGCTTAACAGGTTGAAATAAGCAGCACGTGCGGCGACCCAGATATTCAGGTGTTTCGTTTTGAATATCCCGGCCATGCGGGGATTATTTTTGGCCCTGCTTTGCTGGCTTAAGAGGAAATCCGAGTAAACCGACACCCCCATATTGGGATTGGCTTTGTGAAGAACAGCGGGATCGGTCCAGTCATCACCCTCATCAACGGTGTAAATGACGCCAAAAAGCTCATCATTCGGCACGGTTCCGTTCAGCATTTCGATAACTTCACGACGCTTATCGTAGCAAGGCCCCTCAATGTTATAACCAGCAGTGGTTATAGCCCACATAATCGGCTGTCTGCGGGCCCCCATGCCGGTGATCATTGTGGTATACAGCGCATCGCTATCGTGCTCGTGATATTCATCAACAATAGCGCAATGCGGTGACTGCCCGTCACCAGGATTACCGATCAGCGGTTCAAATCTGGCGCCATCTTCAGGACGGCTAAGGTTCTTGGCGTTAACCTCTATTCCAAAGGCTTCAACGAGTAGTGGCGTGCGTTTGCACATCAGCCGCGCAGGTCGAAATACTTCCCATGCCTGCTTTTCAGTGGTTGCACCGGAATACACCTCCGCACCAAATTCACCATCACAGGTGAAACAAAAAAGCGCCACACCGGCGCTTATCGCTGACTTCCCGTTTTTCCTGGGGATTTCTGTATAGACCTCTCTGAATCGGCGCAGCCTGCTGACTTTATGAACCCATCCAAAAGCGCAGCAAATAATAAATAATTGCCAGGGTTCAAGGGTAATAGGCATCCTTTTAAATGCCCATTCACCTTTGGTGTGCGGGAGAAGTTGAATAAACCGTGCGGCACGCTCAGCAAGGTTTTTATCAAAGCGGTATCGAAATTTCTTTCCCTGCGATTTTGACAAATCGTCGATATGTCGCTGGCAGGCATCAATGACATACTGGCATGCCGGAATCTTTCCGGCGACAACATGCCTTGCGTACTGATTTGCAGCGTTAACGTTTGGATAGGCTTTTCGGCTCATGGCGTGATCATCTTCAGGAATGGGTTTTCGTTCTTTTTCTTCCCGGCCAGACCGACCAGGCGCTGTCGGCTGCTGGGGTCCAGCCCCAACATTGAACCGGTAGAACTCATTTCCGATTCCTGTTCTTTTTTAGCCGTAAGTTCAGGGTTTTTAATTTTCCCGCCCATTGCGCCAGTGATGGATAAACCATCAACAGCTATATTTTTTACCGCCCTGCGCCAGAACTCATAGGCAACGCACCAGCGCTCCAGTACTGCAAGATCGGTCACATAGAGCAAGCCCTGTCCGCATAATTCTTTGGTCGTCAGCTCCCACATGATGGATGCTAACGGGAGTTCCTCTTCTGCAAACCAGTCCGGAGGTGCTACGCCATTGATGGGGGTGAATACTGGTTCTTCTTTATTCAGGGCTCGCTTGCCGGGGTTTCCGGCCAGCTCCTTGCGCGCCGTTGGCTTTGGTCTACGCCCGGAACGCCCCGCCGTTCCAGCCATAAGCGTTACTCCTGGTTAAATTTCATTTTTCGCGGGTATAAAAAATTGACTGAGGCGGCGGTCCTTTAGGCCTTTGCCGTCAGGGATTTGACCCGCCCCCTCCCTGTCGTCATCCAAATGGGAATTGATATCATTTGACAGCTTCGTACACGATTTTCGCCAACTTGCGGCTTGGGGGACCGCTGTTACCAATTCGAGGGCTGAAGACCTTGTTAATATCCCAGCCCGCCCTGAGTCGGTACTCAATAGAGTTCCGGGAAATCCCCAGATAGTCAGCCCATTCGTTAAGACACATCGTCTTGCCATGAGCGGTATATCTGCGACTTGAGTTCTCTCGCATTGCCCTTCTCATCTTGTCTACGCCTCGCTTCTGGTTACACACGGGGCAACTTGGCACAAGATTGTCAGGCTCGTTGTTGGTCTTGCAGTCATCGAGGTGGTCTATGTGAAGAGTGTCCCAGCCCACAGTCTTAGCGCACCAGTGGCAACTGAATGGACCAGCGCCATATTTGTCGTAATAAACCTTGCGATGCTCATACACCCGTGAACTGCCGCATGCTAAGGGATGATCTGGCGCATACACTAGGAGATACCCTCCAGTATGCTCCAGCTTGCCATCCTTCCTGGTGCTAAGTTTCTCTGTAGAGCCATGACGCCTAACACGCATGTAGTGCTTCTCGCAATACGGGCTATTACGGGACCGTACCGATAACCCGCATCCACCCACTACACAGATGGTATGGGCGTGCAAAAGCCCTGAATCATTCGATGATCCAGTCATGTTCACCTCAATATTTAAAAGCGCTTCAGCCGTTCAACAGCCGTCTTGGATTTATGGCAGGCATAACAAATGGATTCAAGATTCGAATCATCATCGGTACCCCCATGAGCCTTAGCCTTGATATGGTCCACGGTCTTAGCTGCTACCGCACGACCGTTGCGCAAACAGTTCTGACACAGGTGATTATCACGCTTAAGGATGCGGGCACGCTTAATATCCCACTGGCTACCATAGCCGCGCTCATGCCTGCTCTTGCCCTGCTGATGCTGCTGCCAGCCTTCATTACGATGCTTATCGCAGTAGCCTGAGCGGTCGGTTGTTGTGCCTGCACATCCACGCTTACGGCATGCTCGGGGAATTAGTGCGGGCATGATTAAGTCCTTATGAGATTTGCATTATCACAGGCACTCAGTGAATGCCTGCTGTAATGCCTTAGCTGGCCTGCTCAGCGCCGTTATCAAACAGCGCCAGCGCTTCGGTCGCTTCCTGGATGGCCTTACGGGTCTTCGAGACAATCTCACTTTCAGTGAAGACGCGATCGAAAGAGTCAGCGAATAGCTCAGCTTTCAGATTGCTATCACCAACCCAGTCAATGGCCAGCTTGGCCGCTGCGGTGTCGTAGTTAACTTTCTTGATGATATCCAGGCGGATTTGCTCGGATGCGGTGATCTCTGACATGTCTTACCTCTGTGCGATGTGGGGAGCATTATCGAAGCCGCACGGTAGCGGCACTGATCGAATATCAGGATGTTACAAAAAGTTACGCTCGCTTATCTTTGAGTTTCCACACAGCAAAATAAGGAGCTTTTATGTCTGTTGATAATCAGAAACTTTTCCAGAAAATCGTCGAGGAGCTGGAATCACTTAAAGGTGAGACCGAGGTACTATCTATCGCTATATCTTGCCTCTTCAGCGAGATGCTATCAGATAGCGCCAGTAAAGTGAGGGTTAAATTCACAAAGGCCGTGAATGAACTAAACACCCTTAAACCAGCAGCAGCTCCTAGTCGAAGGAGGTCGCGTCAAGACGTGTATTCAAAAGCGCTATCAATGATGACCAAGCCTGAATAATTTCGGCATCAAGGTTGCTAAGGAATACGCTTCGGGCATCCTGCGTGTTCCTTTCCTCTTCTGGCTTTAATGCTGCCGGCACTGCGTCAGAGATGTTGATCGGCAGGCTGAGGCTTCTCAGTTCTTCTTTGAGCAGGCGAACCTTTTCGATTACTGAATCAATGGCGTTGTCATCAATTTCAATTACGAGTTTTCGTTCTTTCATAGATACTCCGTTCCGGGCATAAAAAGTCCCGCTATTGCCAGTCATCACGATTGAAAGTTGCCACAGAGTAGCGGGCAACATTTCTCCGCTATACTGTTAAATCGCCGAGTTCAACAGAACAGGAATGAAAATATGATCGATCATTACTATGTAACTCATGCTCAACTCCTGGCGCTGAGAAACGTTGTTGCTTTTATTGTGCAAACGATGCCTGAAGAACAAAAAGAGAGTGTCCTTCAGGTTTTGAAAAAATTTGCTGAAATAGAATTAATAGATGGTATCGACGCGCCGCCTACGAGTGATATCACCCCGAAAACAGTTGAGAAGTTAAATAAAGCCTACAAGGCAATCTTCAATGACATTATCGATCTTTCAACGCCTGGCAGGAAATCTGCTTCAGCAAGCTACCTGCAATAGCTCTCGACCTTATCTCCATGATGGCCAGAACCTTCTTGTCTGGCCCTTTCTCAAGTTTGCTCAGCCGAAATTCAATATTCTTTGTCTTGGTCATCGTGTAACCCTGTCTGTTGATTGCGGGCAGTTGGCCTGCACGGATTTGTTGTGCGCCAGAATGTCGCGCTTCGTCTGTTTATCCATCACGTCTATATCGTGGTCAGTCAGGTAGATGATCCGCACCCAGTTGCAGGCGGTATCAACCACCACCGGGGCGGGTAAAGTTTTCGCGCAGCTCGCGATCAACATCGTCATCAGGCATACGCTTAACGCTCTCTTCAACATCGCTGGCCCCTTTCGTTGCATCAGCCCGGCGTTCTGCCGCGGCGACTGTAGCAGCGGCGTTCTCTTCGCTGCGCTGCTGCTCGGCCTTTGATTCAGCTTTACTGGTCCCGCGAGCGTGGCCAATACCGAACGCGCCAGCGATAACCGCCAGCAAAGCAGTTGCCAAACCAATAATCATTTCAATGCCCATAGTGACCTCATACCAGTACAGATTTAGCCAGGTTAAACAGCGCTCGGCGTTTATCCAGACCGTTTCGACCACCGTTAATAAGCAGCGTTACACGCTCCACGTCGCCGGAATGAAGCAGGCAACCGTGGGAAACATAAAACCATGCGGCTGAACGCGCTGCGTAATCATCTCGCTCCAGCAGCTCAGGCTGGGTGACAAGTTCAAGCTTCAGCGCCAGTCCGCAGCTGCGATAGTTGCTCAGGCCCGTGACTTGTTTCAGACCGCGACCGCGATATTTCCAGCCATCACCGGCAACCTGATTACCGAGATTCTTTTTTCCCCACTCGCCCCCATACACCAGATTCGCGATTGCTCGCTGATTAGCTGGCTGCGTTGCCGTTCTGCCGAGTGCGGCGGCCTGCTGGGCGGTGATACGGTGTTTACCGAACGTAGGCACAAGGCTATCTGCTGCATAGTTCAGATTTTCCACCAGCCGGGTAAAGCCTCCGGACTCATGTCCCATCTGGGCAATGAACATTGCCTGATCGAGTGGAGCAGTGATGCCAAACTCTTTCATCGCGGCTGCAATATGCGGAAACCAGCGCACAGCTAACCCGGCGCTGATACCAGCCGCCTTCTGGAATTGTGTTTGATTCATTAGTGCCTCAGTGCATCAACCAGCCGCGCTACATTGCCTCTTACGCTCAGCAGCACAACAAGGATCATGATATTGGCCGCAATGGTGGGCCATGATGAATAGGGATAGATGCCGCACAGATACGCCAACGGCACAGAGCTGTATATCACTGTTATCAGCCATGCCAGCCGCGACACCCACTTACGATGTCGTGAGTCTCTGCGGCGATAGAACATCAACGTAACAACGACACCAGCACATAACAGCGCATTGATGGTTGCAGTAGGATCATTTAGTACCACCAGAACCTCCCCGGCGCGTTATTAGCGCCACCAGCGAGCCAATATCCTGATTGTTCAGGAAGGTGAGTATTTTTACGGCCAATGCCGAAATGATTACGGCACCAATTGCATCCAGAGGCTTATCGTTGTACCCGGTCAGGTCGGATAACTTAGAACCGACCAGCCCGGAGCACAGAACTCCAGCGATATAGGACACAACGAAATATGCCATCCGTCGTGGGGCGCTCAAATCGGCCGCTGTCGCTATATAAAAGACGGAACCAGCAAATGCCCCGAACACAACACCGTAGTCTGTACCGGTTAATAGCCCGTAAACACTCGCCCCAGTTAAAGCGCCACCAGCTAAGCCTGTGCCGGTTATTGGTTCGGACATCGGTCCCCCTCTATTGCTGTGAATCCTCTCAGAACGAGGGGAAAGAATTCAGGCCGCAGGCTCATGCATTTCACGGTTAATCTGCAACTTTTAGTCAGGGCCTGAAATGAAAAAACCCCGCCAATTGGCGAGGTTCTGTAATATTTAAGTTCGTGTCTAAGTGACCACTCTTAACACATTAATATATAAAATTCGTAACGAATAGACTTTTATGCAACTTTCTCAACTTCTTTTTTATGGGCCCAATCATCCATTTCTAATCTGGCACCACTCATAATGATGCAGGCATCAATAAACGTTTCGGCTATCATTAACCTGTTACGTATTTTTCCCTCTGAACATTTTTCCCAGCGGGCAATAGTCGATTTAGAAACGTTATGCATGTAATGCAACATCACCAGATTTAACTCATCATCCCGGCCAGCTCGTTTAAGCATTCCTACGGCAGCGTCTACAATAAGGCCATCATTGTCACAACATGACTCGCGAGACTTTGAGGTATTTAACAGGAGGCCTTTAAAACCCGCTGCAATTGGTGACCAGTCAACCTGAGAGCCTTCACTAATAGCCCAGGTTCCCCACCGTTCGAGTACCAGTTGAATATCACGCTGCATGGTTCACCTCTTTAATCAGTCCGGTAATAATTTCGATACTGTTGTTGCATTGATTTCCCCAGCGGTCCCATCCTTTCCACTCTTCCCGAGCGAATAGCTCGATCCGTTTCACATCCCCGTATAATTGCTCCAGTCGGTTCCTTACTTCCCACGGTTTAGCGCTGTGCTCACCGAGGCAGGTGTGAACAACCTGTTTTACCGATGCGCTGGCGCGGGTTAGTCCGGTTCCCCTGGTCGCTATCAGGACATCTTCTGTATTGCTCCGGGTATGATTGCCGCCGTTCATGCGCGTCTCACGGTCCAGCATCTCAAGAAGATCATTGAAGTCCACCAGCTTTCCGGCGTTTAGTGCCTTGTTGAAGCGGTCAGCGGCGTTCTGATTCAGTTTTACCCAGGTAAAGCCTTTCATTGTTCTGACCCGGAAACCCCATGATTCAGCCAGTTCTACAGCCTCGCGGTTATGGGTCCCCGTATACCACATCGCCAGTACGGCGTTATCAGCAGCCAGAGACCAGACAGGGAGCCGTTTCAGGTCTTCAATGCTCATTGTGCTGTAATGATTACAGGCTGCGCCGTTGCTAATTCGATTGCCGTATTCCCACGGCGGATCACAGTAGATGAGATCGTAATTCATGCGGCCCTCTGCTTTTTCAGTTCGCGAGTTTTACGGCGGTATTTAGCCGCTATGTTTTCCAGGTCTTCTTTTGAGTAATGCTTCGCTTCGTGTGGGCCTTCCAGCCATTCCACCAGCGGCAATCCATACCACTCGATCAGCGTTTCCCTGTAGCGGGCATGTACAGTGGCATTCTTTGCAGCGAACCGACCCGATCCACCATTACAGGCTTTGCACTGCCGGTAAGCATTCTTCTCTTCAAAGCGCAATTCAGGACGAGCACCTACCCCCATGAAATGACCGCAATCCCACTGGCCGCCAAAGATCATAGGTGGGTGATAAGTGCCACATGATGGGCATGGTTTCCCCTCGTCGCGTTCACGGATAAAGGCATTAAAGGCTGACTGGGCTTTTTTGATGTAGTCGCCACGGGTAAGCAGAGCCTTTTTGCGCATCTTCAGCTTGTCCTTCTGTTCCGCCTCCGCTTTTTTTTGTTTCAGCGCCCTGTTGTGGGCTATAGCACAGAGCGGGCCACAAACCTTTTGCAGGTTGCGGGCCGGAGTGAAGGTTTCACCACAGCTGGCGCACTTCTTCGGTTTGTACGTTTTCACCTTTGCAGCCGCTGGTTTCTTCACTGTTTCATCCCCCGGTGAAATACCCACTCGAATACTTCTGAACCGTTAAGCAGCAGATCATTAAAATCACCCTGCGCAGGCCAGCGCACGGAGACACTTTCCAGATCATTCTTCGCGTGCAGATTCGCCGCAGCGCATTCAAAAGCGGCGGCATGCCCAGCAGCGTTTGCATCTGAGTCTGCAAAAATAATGAGGTTCTTTACGCCAGCAGGAACACGGAACTTCTTCATGAATGCAGTGTTCATCGTCGCCCAGGTATTGCACTTAGTGATCTGATGGCAGGCCAGCGCCGTTTCGATACCTTCTGCAATACCCAGCGTGGAGGACGTAGGGAACATGCGGATAGCAACAGACTTAGCAAATTCCAGATAACTATCTTCCTGCAGCTTCATCATCTTTTTGGCTGCGCCACCTGTTTGCGCCTTTTTATCACCATCAAGCAAGGTGCGGTGCAGGTAACACAGTTCGCCACGGTCATCAGTTGCCAATGCATAAATAGCCTGCAGGTTTTTCCCGTCTACTGGCTGCTTATCGCAGAATCTGATGCTCTCAGAAGGCAGGGAATTGATACCCCTCCCTTTCAGGTAACTATCTGCCCCGGTTCCGCGCAGTGGGGTGAGCTTTGCAAACTTACGACTGACCTTTTCACGCTGTTGCGCCAGCGATGTACGTACCGGATTTACTCTGGTGCGGTCTGAGGTGTACTCGTTGCCGATCAGGCGGTCTATTTCTGAGGCCAGAACCTTAAACTCTTTGCCAGTCTTAGCGGTCAACAAGGCCCAGCCATCACCAGATCCACACACGCAGATGTATGAGCCGGTGCCGTTTTTATTGTCGCAGCGGAATTTTCCGGTACGGCCACACAGAGGACATTCCCCCTTGAGATGGTTTTTCCCGGTGATACCAGGGAGACCATAGTGTTTAAATATTTCCGCCCAGCGACCAATCGCAGCTTGTTTGGTATTCATGCGGCATCTCCTTCTTTCTCTTTTCTCTTCGCAAAGGCGATCTGTTTTGATTTGATGAAATTCGTTACTTCCGGTGTGATTTGCTGCGGGGTGTGATGTAGCCCCCGTGGCCATACAGAGAATTTTTGTTTGTAGGTATGCGCACACCAGCCATCACTGACCGGGCGTCCCTGCGCTGCGCGGGTGCGCTGGTAAAAAAGAATCTGAGACCACCAGGATTGCTTCTGCTCAGCGGTATATTTGACTTCTGCTTTGCTTACCTTTTTCAGCCCACGGGATTTATCTGTTTCCACGTCTTCCCCGGCGAGCGGTTTAAAACCACATTTCGGGCAGATGTATATCCCGGCAGGTTTGACGAAGTGGCACTGGCTGCATTCTTTCGGCAGCTTTTCTGCTTCATCGGTCTTTACGGCTCTCTGCGGTGCTTCTTCCATGCCGTCAGACGATGAAGGGAGATAGTCGTATTCAATATCGTCGGGATAGCCCAGCTTATTAACCGTGCCTGTGTGGTCGAAGATGAGGCAGTGATCTTTACCAGGAGCGGCACGCAGGCCACGCCCAAGAATCTGAATCCAGCGCATTTCGCTTTTTGTTGGCCGGGCGAAGATAATGCAGCGAACATCACTATCAAAACCGGCTACCAGAACACCAACGTTAATGATGATTTTGGTTATGCCCTGTTCGAAGCGGCGGATCGTGAGCTGCCGTTCGTCGTGCGGTGTGCTGGCTGTCATAACTTCAACCGTCACGCCAGCGCTGGCAAATTCAACCGTGACAAAATTGGCGTGAGCGACATCTACGCAAAAACAAATCGTCGGGCGGTCTTCGCCATTCTCCAGCCAGTTTTTCACGATGTCGCCTACCAGCTTGGCTTCGCTCATTACCTGGCTGAGCTGGTTTTCTTTGTAGTCGCTGCCATAGCCTGCTACGTATGACGTTTCCACTTTGGACAGATCAGGATGCGACGGTGCATAGAACTCATATTTGCTCAATGCACCAATGGCGATCAGTTCCTTCATGGTCGTTGGCTTAATCAGGCGCTGGTAGTAATTGCCCATGAACTTAGCGAAAGGCGTACCGGAAAGGCCGATTACCTTCGTTGCTGTGTTGCGAGTGAGATTGTCGATAACCTCCAGCAGTTTTTTGCGCTTCAGGTGGGCTTCATCAACGATCAACAGGTCGATATTGTCCGGGAACTCACGGCGAATCAGCGTATCCGCACTGGCAATCTGGATCAGAGCTGTGGGGTTGTATGACGGGTGATCACGCCAGACATAACTGATTTCTTCGCCAGGAAGGCCGTATTCCATGAATCGGGCTGCGGTCTGGTCCAGCAGAACCGTATACGGAGCCACAAACATTACGCGCATTTCACGGCTTACAAAGCCATCAGTGATCAGCGCGGCTATTGCTGTTTTGCCGAACCCTACAGGGGCGTAGAGCATGAAGGAGTTATTCTGTTTCCAGGCGCTGCGCAGCATGTTTAACGCGACTACCTGTTTTTCGCGGGGCTGGATGTTAAGCATTAGCAGTAACCTCCCCGAAGGCCATAGCCACCAGCTCGGCGATGACAAACTTAGTGCGCTGACGCTGAACCGACAACGTAACGGTTTTGGTCCCGTCTTTGCGCTGGCGGCCTTTAAGAAAACCGCCGTGAATGCGTCGAATAAAATATTCAGAGTTAGCCAGGCGCGGAATACTGCGTACCCGTCCGAGGTTGCTGACTTCGTAGGCTTTGGAATACGGCTCCACTGGAACGGGGGCCCATTTTTCGTTAGCGTCTGAATAAATCATTTTGGCTCCTTTTGGATGTCTAAACGTCTGAACTTCCAAGCGACGTTTTCAACCCCATACAGTGATCTATCTGTTAGATCGTTCTCTTCTGGTAAAGCTGTTCCAGCCCTTCGGGCTAAAACCCAACACCGCCCCCTTTCCCCCAACCCGGATTCAGAAAATCAAACCCTTGGTGGGAGCGACGTATATCCCCTAACCGCTGGGGTATACCTCGTGCAAAACTCTCGCAATCGGCGGTTTGCCGTCCGTCGTGCGGCGTTCTGCTGCCGGAATGACACCGGCTCTGCATCGAACGCTTCCTGGTACGTCTGCGCATACGCCATCGCGATTTTTTCCCGCATACCTGCCGGGAGTGTTGCCAACTGCTCTTTAATCCACGGGGCGTCCTCACGAGCAAAAACCGTGGGCATAGTCACGTGGAAATATTCGTCCTGGTACATTGGCCCTCCTGCTTGCGTGGTGAGCCTCACAGAGTTAATTACCCTGAATTTGAAGGTCCATTTGGAATGTCGTCAGGGGAGCAAAAGACCATGAAAAGCAGCGCTAAATGCTCCTGCCACTTAGCCATGACCTGGTAACTGTTCGCTTCAATTTGAGCGCGTTCATCGCGATCTATTACGCCGTCAGCGGTTGCCTTCCGAAGGTATTGAGAGTGTTTTCCTATCCACTCAACCGACTCCATCAGTCTTTGGTTGATATCCCCGTTATCGACATCTTCAACATCGGTAAGCGGTACGAAAACTCCTCCAGAGGCTTTCGCAATAGCATTCGCGATATGGTGTGAACCACCAGCGCGCTGGAGAACCATTGCCCACCCAAACGGGAATACCTGATCGCCATCAGTACGCAGACGGTTGAACAAGGAGTTCTCAGTCACATCAAGCCATTCGGCTGCTTCTGCATACCCGCCAGGTAATTCCGCGATCGTCTTTTTGATTGCGGCCACCAGCCAGGCTGGCTGTTTCTCGACTTTCCAATCAGGTTGATTACCCACGGTTTACCTCGATTAGCTGTGGTTACTTTCACTGCTGGTTTGATGAATAATTGACTTCACCAACCTGGCAGACTTTGTTAAGACGATTTTTTATGGCTTGGGAAAGGTCTAATTTCCTCGCCCTTAACGCTTCCATCTTGTTGAATGGTCACATAAATATTTCGTCCGCTACGAATAGCCTTACTTATTGCGCATTGGATAACGCCAAAGTCGCTGGCAGTTTTTTCCTGACCGTGAATCTTGGCGTAATCAGCTAATGTCATACGACTCATGGACACGCTCCGTATTGATACATGCAACAAAGAATACTTGGGGTATTTATTGGTGTCAATATGAAAGGTATTTTTAGTTTTAATAGTGATGGTATTAGAATGACGTTATGGAACCTAAAAAGAATCTGACGACAGAACAGCTTGCAGATGCAGCACGTCTTAAAGCTCTGTATGAGTCAAAGAAGAAAGCGCTAGGCGTCACCCAATACTCAATCGCTGATGAGCTGGGCATTACGCAAGGAGCTGTAGGGCACTATCTAAACGGGAGAAATGCTCTTAACCTCACCGTTGCCGCTGCATTTGCAAAGATTCTGCAAGTATCTATTGCTGACTTCAGCCCTTCCATTGATGAGGAAGCGCAGAAAATATTGGCAAATGAGACATCCAATGTGAAGCTGGTCGGTCCATATAAGCAAGGAAAGGAGTATCCATTGATCAGCTGGGTGCAAGCTGGAGCCTGGGCAGAGGCAATTGAACCTTACTCAGTCGATGAGATCGATGAATGGTTCGAGTCCGATACAAAGGTTTTTGGTAAAGCCTTTTGGTTGCGTGTCGAGGGCGACTCGATGACAGCGCCTACTGGCCTTAGCATTCCTGAAGGGACCCTAGTCTTAATAGATACAGGCCGGGAAGCTATAAATGGCAGTCTCGTTATCGCAAAAATGGTGGATGCGAACGAAGCAACATTCAAAAAGCTCATAATAGATGGCGGCCAAAAGTACCTTAAAGGGCTCAATCCGGCGTGGCCACTGAAAGAAATCAACGGTAACTGCAAAATCATTGGTGTGGCTGTGCAAACCATGATGCGCTTGGTTTAAGCTTCAAACCCGGTACTTCACCGGGTTTTCTCTATACAATCTCCTCTCCCCCTTCACAAAAAAAATACCTTTAGAATTCATATCCATATCATAAATCCGCCCAAAATAAATACCCAGAGTATTTACAATAAAGAATACCCCTAGTATTCTAAAATTACACCAGCGGAAAAACACCATACGTAAACATTACGGACGGTGCATTAGCTGAATGTAGTCGAACGGCGCGACTTAAAACCATGCGTCGGAACCGTGGCGGGACAGGATGTCGGCAATGCGGGTTAGTGAATTAATCAAAGGCTTCGGGCCTTTTACTAGTCCACTTCATAGAGGCTCATCTTGTGACTATCAAAGCATTAAGCGTAAAAACTAACAGCAGAGGTATTACATATTGCCTGCGATCCAATGGGGATAAATTCGAAGTTTGGAAATTATGCGAAAACTATTGTCGCCTTACAAAAGGCGGTATTCGTAAAACCTGGCGTTATGTCGAAAAAGGAATGACGCTGGAAAGTGCGCAAAGACTGTTTGAGCGCCGCACGAAATAGTACCTCCCTCCCACTATGAATTATCCATGTAATTGCTGTGTGTAGTCTTGGCGGTTATCCAGTCTTCCACCAATCAAACAGGAGGAAGAGGATAATGTTCTGATGGGTAACCGCCCTTTTTATTCAATGTGTCCGCTCCCGGTGTTGGCTGGGCTGCCCAACCCAGCGCGGGTTCAACTCCTGCCGGATACCTAATTAATCGGTGATTAATATGACCTTCCGTAACGTTAATTTCCCTTACGGCGATCTGATGCGCGTCCCTCGCGGTGTGCAGGCTGTTCGCAACCCTAAATCATTCGTTCGCTTCTGGCGGCAGAGCTGGTTGTACAGGCTTCTTACCCAGAAAGGCGATCCCTGCTGATAACTGGAGATAATTATGTCCGAAACCAAAAATACCACGCCGTTTAGCCAGCAACTGGCGTACATCAACAAAGGCACTCTCGATGCCGAGCTGACTGAAGCGCTGGCCGAAGTGATCAAGGCTGTACGTGAAACGGGTAAAAAGGGAGCTGTGACCCTTACCCTTAACTGTTCAATGCTGAATACCCGTGACGAAAACACCATGAAGGTCACGCCAAAAGTAACCCGCACTATCCCGGAACTGGACCGCGCCGATACCATCATGTTCTCTACCGCTGATGGCGATCTGCTGCGTGATGACCCGGCGCAAGTTCAGATGGATTTGAAGGTTATCGAACAAGCGCCACAAGCTGCACCGATTAAGCTGGCCCAGTAATCCCCTTTCTTCCCAACACATCTATCTAAAGGAATTATTCAATGTCTCAAATTGAAGGCTCTGCCGTGCACGACATCCGCGATCTGGTTGCTGCAACGCTGAAAACTGATACCGATATCCCGTCCGTCGTCGTCCCGGATGGCTTCGATATCAAATCGCTTGAAAGCCTCCAGATTGCCCCGTCTCGTATTCGCCAGACTACAAACCTGATTTCCCCCGGTTCGCTAATCGCGTATATCCAGCGATTCCGTGATGCGCGTTCTGTTGTTTTCGCTGATAAAACCCAAACGAAGATCGTCGCGGTGCTGGACTTCCACCAGGACGCCGATAACCCTCACTGGGGTATGCACAAAGCAGTGTATGACTGCCCATTCTCTGATGACTGGAAAGCATGGATAGGGTTTGACGGCCGCAAGATGAACCAGATCGACTTTGCTGAGTTTCTGGAAAACAACATCCAGAATGTCGCGCCGATTAGCGATAACTATAAAGGCCCGTCAGGTACCGATCTCCTGGCAATGGTACTCGCCTTTCAGGAGACCAGGAAGGTTGAGTTCAAGTCGGTTAAGCGCCTGCAGGATGGAACCTGTCAGTTCCAGTACAGCGATGATAAGTCCGGCTCCGGTAATACCCAAATCCCGGAAAAAATCAGCCTGGCAATAGCGCCTTTCCATAATGGCGCACCGTACCAGATCGATGCGCGCATTCGCTACCGCCTGCGCGACGGTCAGTTGGTCCTCTGGTATGAGCTGATCGAGCCGAAAAAAATCATTGAGCACGCCTTCCAAGAGATCGTAACCGATATGGAAAACCAGCTCGGCGATGAACTGCCTATCTACGAAGGCTCTATCTAACCCATCCATCCCGTGTGTTGTTTTATGCGCCTCCAGGTGGGGCGCATAGCGAAGCACTCCCTAATTCAAAAAGGTGACCATATGCCCAGCTTAGGCCAGCTCTATAACGATAAAGAATCCGGGTTAACTACCCGTAAAACCTATAACGTCCCGATCGCCTCAATTTATGCGGAAGAAGGTTACAACGTTCGCGAACTGAATCAGGCGCATGTCGATGAGTTCCGCGATGCGTTTATTGCCGGTGAATATATACCGCCGCTGGCCGTAGAAGTTACTGAGCGTGGTGTAAAGGTGATCGACGGCCACCACCGCTATCACGGTGCGCTCGCCGCTATCGCTATGGGACACGATATCGTGCGACTTGAGTGCAAAGATTTTGTTGGTACTGAAGCCGATAAGATCGCGTTTATGGTGACCAGCTCGCAAGGGCTTGCGCTTACTCCCCTTGAACGTGGTGCAGCGTATCACCGCCTTCAGAATCAGGGATGGAGCCCGGCAGAGATTGCCGCAAAAGTTAAGCGTTCAGAGTCAGATATCCTTCAACATCTCCAGCTTCATGAATGCACCCCGTATATCAAAAAGCTGGTTCGCGATGGCTCTATGAACTATGCCATTGCGATTGGTATCTCTCGTGAACATGGAGTTTATGCAGACCGGGAAGCTGCCAGGCTGATGAAAAAAGCAGAAGCAGCCGGGAAAACGAAAGTCACAAAGAGCATTGCCAAGCCACAATTCAACGCAGGAAAGGCGCGGAAGTTTCTGGAGATCATCTCATCCTGCAAAGAGACCACCAGCGGCGGATTAATCATTGAAGTACCACCAGCGATGCAGGCCGAAGTGCTGTCGATTCTTCAGGAATTCCGCTACGAAACATCGGCACCTGAGGATGACGAGCAATCCAATGATCAGGCCTCATTATCTGAAGAAAGTGATGCCGCATGACAGAAACTATCCTCAAATGCCCTACCTGTGGGGCTTTAGCTCAATTCTCTTGGCATGGTAATAGCCCATTTATGCGTTATGGGGCACTTAAGTGCCCCAAAGGGTGCCATATCCTTCGCGTTACCTATCATGCCAACAGCTTTAATGCGGCCAGGTTGAGGCTGATTAAACAGTGGGAGGAACTTTGTAAATGAACTCAGAATCCATCAGCAATCGCCCTCTCAGGAAGGCGCTAATCCTGAACGGTATTGCGCTGATCGCAATCATCGTTCTATCAGCATTGGGTATCTGGCTGGTTAACGAATGGGTGATGTTATGAGCAAAATAGGCGATCATTTCTTTGAATTTCCGGCGTCGCGTGGAACTCAGGGGGATTCAATTGTCCTGATGCTGACAGTACCTGCGCGGACACTAACGCGAGTCCTCGCCAGCGATAACTACGGCGATACCCTTGATCGATCTCAGCGAGAACTGAACCCCGCCAGGGCGAAAAAGTTTTATCAGTATCTCGTTGAAGCATACGAGAACAAGGAACCATTCATTATTCCGCCGCTTGTAGGTAACTGCGACTCGTATGTTGAATTCGAAGAGTTCGGAAACACTAATGTTGGGGTGGCCCGTTTTCCGATGGATGCAGAAATTAAATTGTTTGATGGTCAACATCGCGCAGCAGGGATTGCGGAGTATTGCCGCACCATTGGTGAGACCCTCCATGTGCCGATGATGCTTACTCTCCAGTTGCCACTGAAAACGCGGCAGCAGTTTTTCTCGGACATTAACAACAATGTTTCGAAACCGTCTGCGGCTATCAACATGGCCTATAACGGGCGCGATAAGAACGCGCAGGAGATGGTCAGCTTTATCAGTTCACACGACGTCTTTTCTGAAGTCACCGATTTTGAGCATAACGTCGTTCCCGCTAAAAGCGATAAATGGGTAAGTTTTAAAGCCCTTAGTGATGCTACTGCGAAATTCTCTGGTTCCTGCTCCCAAGACGATCTGGAGGGTTTGTGGAATGCGTGGCTAATGCTCACCGGGTTAGATGATATTCGCCGGGGTACTAACCAGGCTGAGTACAAACGCGAGTATATCCAGTTCCACGCAGTAATGATTAATGCCTTCGGTTATGCAGTACAGAGGATAAGCGAAGGTCGGGGAGTTCGCGGTGTCACCCTGATGATTGAAGACCTGGTAATGAATACCGGCATCGCTGACCGCGAAGATTTTTTCCTCATTTCATCATGGGATGGTGTTTGCGCTAGCTGTGAGAAATCCAGGCCAACCGTCATTGCTAATGTCTCTGCACAGAAAGCAGCGGCTTTGCGTCTGATGGATGCCATCGTGAACCAGAACCTGTCTGTGAAAAATGGTAAGGATGCCAGCCATGACTGATATCAACAGACTGATAGCCAGCCTCAAGCGCCGATCAGCCCACGTAAAAGAGTTTGGTGACGACATTACGTTTATAAAGCTCGAAGACCTCGACGCGCTGGTAGAAGCGGTGGAACTGGCACGAAACAAAGCCGCGGATTGGGAGGAAAAAGCAGCCATCAACTATGCGGAACACACAGCCATGATTCAGCATATTGTAGATCTGGAGGCTAAGACAAAAGTAAAAAAGTAGATCGCTGCACTGTCTGTACCGAAGGAGCTCGTGGCGGATGTGGGACATGTATTTTTAACGGTATTTTTGAATGAGGTGCTTATGACTTCTACAGATTTTATGGAAGAAAAAGAAGTATTCGAATTGCTCGGGAAGAAAAAAACAGCGGTGTGGCGCTTACGAAAAGACCACAACTTTCCTAATCCAGTGTTGACGTATCCTACAAGGTATAGCAGGAAAGCTGTCACACTTTGGATCGAACAGGGCGGCATCAATAGGCCTGTTGACAACAGAAAATCATAATGTATTGTATGCGATGGCGGTACACGCACAATATGGGAACCATCCATAAATGGTGCCGGTTACAGAATTGTAGCGTCTGGTTAAGTCTGAGCGCGATTGTACCGCCAAATTTACTTTCCTCGTCCAGGTTCATAAACCGTGTAGAACCACACCCTATTGATAGGCTTTGTATTTAGATCTCCATCTAAAAATTTAGTTTCTCTTTTCAAAACCACCATTACTTCAGTTGAACCTCTATTTTTGATTATAACCTTTGCTGTCAAACCAATAAAATCAACGTAAGTAATATGTTTATCCTGGCGTTTATCATATTTTCTTATTGAAGTAAGCGTACGCCAACTTGTAACATCGTTAATTATTCTCGATGCATATGGCAAGAGTGAAAAACTGGTTTCTATGCGGCCCATTGGTCTATCTTTACGAGTAATATGAGACCATCCAGTCCGATTAATAATAACATTTCCGAAGCATGGATTGACTGCGCCAATTCTTTTCCATTCTTTGTAAAATTCAATTGCTCGATATTTTAACGGTACATTTAAGCCACCAGGAAGTTTGGGTTCAATTAAGCCATGTAAAGAGTCATATTTAGCAAGATCAATGACTGGCTTATTAATATACCCGTGTGAAGACCGTGAAAGCTTACGCAAAGGCCCCTTGCATTCCGGTGACCTGAAAAATCTATTTTTTCGAAAAACCTTAACATTATTACTCGTGTCACTAACATAAGTTGAATCAGACTTTAAATCTGACCAATACGAATAATAATGACCTTTATCATCCCTAGAAACAAAAATTAAAATACAAGGCAAGGCAGATTTTTTCCATAACAATCTCTTTTCAGGTATATTATTCAAACCAAGAGTTATTTCCTGCTTGTCTTGTTTTTTTATATACCCATCACCTGTTTTAATTTGCACATGTATTAAACCTCCAGTCCCTTCCCAGTACTGTCTTCTTCTATCGTCAGGCTTAGCCGGGTCTACTTTTTTTGAACGAATATAAATAATCCCATCAAAACCATCATCATTCTCTTGATCTATTTTTTGAAAACCCCATCCCCACTCAAGTAAAACTCCCTCTACATAGTTTACGCCTAAAGCACCAGTTCGATTGCTCTCTGAAGTCATATACTCTCCAAGTGTAGTGAATAATAAAAAATGCGTTTTATAAAATAATTAAAATACAGTATTTTAAAGAGCAACAACGTGTATCACGAACAAACATGATATAGATATACTTTATTATACTATTTAATAACTTTGACATGGAAGAAAACTTTGTCAGCATAAAGTTCATAAGCTTCTTTCTGTTCCACCAGCCAATCGTGTTTGTTATACACCGCCATCACCCCTCCCAGCTCATGCCCCAGCATCTTTTCAGTGACATGGGGCATGACCCCTTCCCCTGACAAATTCGTTACCAGCGACCGCCGGAAGTCGTGCGTTCGCCACTCTGGTATATCAATTTTATCCCTTAACTTTTTCATGTAGAGATTTGCTGACGAACGATCTATTGCCTTGTCCAGCTCCTGTCCTGGGAAGAGAACATCATTCCCGGAATTTAGTAGCCTATCAACGAAAGGTTTTACCTGGTCAAAAATAGGTCTGCGAATCACATTCCCCATCTTGGAATGCTCCGATGGAGTTGTCCAAATCAGATCATCCATGTTGAACTCACTAGCGGTAGCCAGGCGAAGTTCTGACAGCCGCGCCCCCCATAGCAATAGCAGCTGATGAAGCACCTTGTTGGAGGTAACGATCTTGTTGTTCTCCAGGGCCAACCAGATTTTTGCCAACTCGGTATAAGTGAGAACCCGGCTACCAACATCTGGTTTCTTTCCGATAGTCTTAACGCTAAGCTTCAGGACCTCGCACGATGGGATCAACTGGCGGCTGATACACCAGTTCATTACAGAACGTAGTTGTAGAAGAAGCACCCTGGCCTTTTTGCTGTTCTTCTTTTCCTGCTTATCAAAGAAACGCACCCATGCAGAAACAGGAATGTTAACTACCGGAGCGTCCGGGAATTCTGTGTACATCGTGTTGTACACAACTGACTTGTACAGCGTCTGAGTGTTAGGTTTCAGCGTTTCAACATACTTGCTCCACCACTGATCCAGGCACTCTTTGAGAGTCAGCTCGCCATCTTCTTTGGCAAAATAATTTTTCGGGTTTAGTCCCTTGAGGTACAATTCGCGCATCTCACCGACGACTACGCGCGCCTCCTTGAGAGACATAGCGGGATAGCGGCCAATGGAGAGGCGAACGGGCTTACCGTTCCAGCGATAACGAAACTGGAATGTGATCGTGCCTGTGGGAGTTATGCGTACACTCAGCCCGTCACCATCTGTGACCTCAGCTGCGCCGCTATATGGCTTAGCATTGATGCTACGGAGTTTGGTATCACTAAGGGCCAC